GTATATATACAATACATAGGATAAAACAAAACATGATTCGTGGCCTAGTCCGTAGACAGGCTATTAACCGAGACGCGGAGAAATCATGGCTAAGTTCAGTAAAAACACGCTTACACAAGTAAGCGGTTTCGATAACCCTATCATTGCCGGTGAGTTGGTTTATAACCAACAGACATTCTGGAATCTGGTATTTTCCACCGATGGCACTCCTGTAGACCTTACAGACGCTACGATTAATGCTCAGATCATTCGTAGGCAGATCAGCGACCTTAACGACACGCGCTACGGACTGACCTTTAACATTTCAGATTATGATCCAGCACCCGATCCGGCCCCCGAACCTGTAGAACTGGTTATTACTAATCGTGATGATGAGGCCGGTCTTTTTACACTTGTTATAGATGAATCGGCATGGGATGTTATTTCGGATGATCCGCAGCTAAACATTGCCATTAATGATTGCGTAGCCTTCTCAGGGCGCATCAAGATAGGTTTTCCTGCCGTGGGTTCAACTCCTGCTCAAGACTCAATCATCTTCCTGCTGTTCCTTGTTCGCTCGGACGGGGTGGTGAATTGATATGGATTTGTCCATTACGAAGGGCGAGATAAACGATATTCAGGTGTCGGTTAATCAGACCGACGTTTCGATCAGCCAATCAAACTCACTACAGGTTGAAGTCACGCCGGTAGCTGGCACTACAATAGCTATTGATCGCGGCATGTTTGGGCCTACCGGCCCGACAGGGCCTACCGGCCCCGGCTCATCTACTGCTGGCCCTACGGGTGCTACTGGCCCTACTGGTGCAATTGGGCCAACCGGCGCTACGGGTGATATGGGTGCTACGGGTAATCAAGGCCCAACCGGAGAGCAAGGGCCGACAGGTGCCACAGGGCCAACGGGCGCTAATTCAACGGTGACGGGGCCAACAGGCCCCACAGGGCCGCAGGGAGAAATTGGCCCAACTGGTGCTACAGGCGCGGATTCATACGTTACAGGCCCGACTGGGCCAACCGGAGAACAAGGGCCAACTGGGGCGCAAGGCCCAACGGGTGACATTGGCCCCACAGGTGATCTTGGGCCTACAGGCCCACAAGGAGATACTGGCCCGACGGGTGATATAGGCCCAACTGGAAGTCAAGGCCCTACTGGGGATATGGGGCCTACTGGTGAACAAGGCCCGACGGGTGATATTGGGCCGACTGGCGATGTTGGCCCTACGGGGCCGCAAGGTGATATTGGCGCAACTGGCCCAACTGGAGATGTTGGTTCGACTGGCCCTACGGGTGATATTGGTGCTACAGGCCCTACCGGAGAGATTGGGCCAACTGGTGCTACAGGGCCAACGGGTGATATAGGCCCGACCGGAGAGCAAGGCCCAACAGGGGCTACAGGGCCAACCGGTGATGTTGGGCCAACCGGCCCTCAAGGTAATATTGGGCCAACTGGGGATCAAGGCCCCACTGGTGAGCAAGGGCCGACCGGCCCGACGGGTGAGCAAGGCGTTACAGGGCCTACTGGATATACAGGGCCAACTGGCGCTACTGGCAGTTCATCAAGTTATTTCAATTACCGCACTTATACTGGCGCAACTAGCGGTGACCCCGGTAGCGGTCAATTGCTCTGGAACAACGCTACGCAAATATCAGCAACACAAATTAATATTAATCACATTGATGATAGCAATGTGGATATTGATATATTTCTTGCGCTGATTGGCATTGGTCAAACCATCGTCATTCAAGACGAAAGCAATAGTGGTAATTATCAATCGTGGCAAGTTTCTGGTGCTACCACTCACATCAGTAATTATTGGACAATTCCGGTTACTTTAAATACTTCTGCCGGAACTGGAACAAGTAATTTTCCAAACAATCACAACGTAATCTTTGCATTAACGACTAGCGTAGCTGGCCCTACTGGGCCGACCGGCGCTACTGGGCCTACGGGCGCAACCGGCGCAGCATCAACTGTCACTGGCCCAACGGGTGCGACTGGCGCTGCATCCACGGTGACCGGCCCGACCGGTGCTACGGGCGCAGCATCGACCATTACTGGCCCAACTGGTGCTACGGGAGCCACAGGCGCAGCGTCAACGGTCACTGGCCCTACAGGTGCGACTGGAGCAGCATCAACAGTAACAGGGCCAACTGGCTCAACAGGGCCTACGGGAGCCACTGGTGCTGCCTCGACAGTCACAGGCCCAACCGGGGCAACGGGGGCTACAGGCGCTACCGGCCCAACGGGGGCAACGCCATCAACTCCGCTATCGACCAAGACCGCAAACTATACTCTGTTGACTACTGATTACACCGTTCTTGGCAATGCTACGGGCGGGGCATTCAGTCTTACTTTGCCGACTGCGGTAGGCGCGTCCGGTCAAATCTATGCGTTAAAGAAGATCGACAGTAGTGCAAATGCGGTTACGGTTGCCACGACTTCTTCGCAGACAATTGACGGGCAAGCAACGTATTCTTTGGCTTTGCAGTATCAAGGAATTATGGTTCAGTCGAACGGTGCTAATTGGTTCTTGATAGCAACAAGCCGCGCACGTAATGGAACGGCTGGATCATTCTGATGAAGATTGCTGTTTACGCCATCAGTAAGAATGAATCAGAATTTGTTAAGCGATTCTGTGAATCCGCTAAAGACGCTGATTTGATCTTGATTGCGGATACAGGTTCTACAGATGGAACGGCTGCACTTGCTAAAGACTGTGGCGCTACGGTCTATGATATTTGTATCAGTCCGTGGCGGTTTGATAAAGCGAGAGATGCTGCGTTAGCTTTGGTGCCGCGTGATATTGATGTGTGTATCAGTCTTGATTTGGATGAGGTTTTGGAGGCAGGTTGGCGGGAGGAAATAGAGCGAGTATGGGTTGAAAATACTACTCGGATGCGATACAAATTCGATTGGTCAATGGGCATCGTATTCTTCTCTGAAAAGATACACGCACGACACGGCTATCACTGGCATCACCCTTGCCACGAATACCCTATGCCCGACCCTAGAACAAAGGAAGTTTGGGCGCATAGCGACAAGTTGTTAGTAACTCATCATCCAGACCCTACTAAGTCACGCAGTCAATACCTACCCTTGCTAGAAGTGGCAGTCAAAGAGGACAAGGAATGCCCTCGCAATGCTTTTTACTATGCGAGAGAACTGACCTTTGTTAGTCAGTGGGAAAAGGCTATAGACGCATTGAAACGGTATCTCGAACTGCCACGCGCAACATGGGCTGACGAACGATGCTATGCCATGCGGCTGTTATCCAAGTCTTACGATGCTCTCGGTAATGCTAGTGAGGCTATGAAGTGGGGTAGGCTGGCTGTAGCAGAGTCACATGACACTCGGGAACCGTGGCTAGACTTATCCGTCCTTTGCTACAAGCAAAAGAACTGGCTAGAAAGTTACTCTGCCGCGATGAGTGCTTTAGCTATCACGCACAAACGAGAGGTCTATACCGCTGAACCGTCATCATGGAAAGAAAAGCCTTACGACTATGCCAGTATCGCAGCATGGAATCTCGGACTAAACGATCAAGCATTAACTCTCTGCAAGCAAGCATTAGAATTTAATCCTTCCGATGAACGGCTGTTAAAAAACTTGGAGTTGATGAATGGAAACGCAGTCGTTAATTAATATCATCGCGGGTGTTGCCGTTTTCTTTGCTGGCTGGACAATCAATTCTATTACTCGCTCTATTGAAAAGATTGAGGATAAGTTGAATGCTGTGCCTATTAACTATGTGGCAAAGGATGATTACAAAGAAGATTTAAAACGCATCTATGAAATGCTAGATAAAATCTTTGCAAAACTGGATGACAAGGCCGATAAGTAATGGACACCTTTGATATGCTGGTGAAAGCATGGCCCATTTTGCTAGCCATAATCACGCTTATCATCGTGCTATCCAAAATTGATTTGCGAGTAGCGGTGTTGGAAGAAAAAGTAAGAACTCTGTTTGAACTCTGGAACAAAAGGAATGATAAATGAAAACGCTAACTTTGCTAATTTTGCTAACTTTGTTATCAACTGCGGTTATTGCTGCCCCTGATCTTGTGATCTGTGAAGGACGCTACGCTCTGTGCGCGGCTAGCTCAACTACACCTACTGGCAAGACCATCGTGATTAACGGGGTGACCTTTCAGGAAGGAGTCTCTGTGTGTCCGGTGCTGACTGGTAAGTCTGTTGGCGACAAGAATTTGATCAAATCCTGCAAACCGCCAAAGGGCGAGAACACAGTCTGGTCACTGTTCAGCACCGAAATGAATTACCCCCAAGCCCCCACATGGGCGGTTGTAACAGCAATTCCTCGCACCTTTGTAACCACAGAAAAAACAGGGGGCATGGCGAACCAGTGGTCTTATCCTTGTGTGGTGAGGCCAAAGCAGACGAATGGCGCTACCCTAGCCGACTGCCTCGGCCCGTTGAACGAAAGCCCCTGGGGTGGCGCTGTGGTGCCTGTGGGAACTAGTGTTGTTACTTCAGCCCCCGTAAATGCAGCTTATCCGGTTGGTGGAAATATTCCTAGCGGGATTAAATAATGTTTACTCTTTTGACTACGGTTATCTCTTTCCTCTCCGGCGGTGTGCCGAAGCTGCTAGATTTCTTTCAAGACAAAGCCGACAAAAAGCACGAACTTGAATTAGCCCGGATGCAGACTGAGCGTGAATTGACTCTGAAAGCCGCTGGCCTACAGGCACAGGAAAAGATTGAGCATATACAAACAGAACAGATACAGATTAATGCAGACATAACCGAACGGCAAGCACTCTACGCGCACGACATAGCGATAGGACAAGGGGCTAGCACTTGGGTAATTAATGCTAGGGCAATGGTCAGGCCGTTTATTACCTACGGCATGTTCATCATGTTTGCATTTGTAGAAGTGTTTGGCTTTTACTATGCCATTCATACCGGCGTGTCATTTGATCTAGCTTTAAACCAGTTGTGGGATGACGATACTCAGACTATTTGGGCATCCATTGTTTCGTTTCATTTTGGCACTAGGGCGTTTGGTAAGTGAAAGTATCCGACAGGGCCATAGAGATGTTGTGCCACCATGAGGGGGTGCGGCGCAAGCCTTACCAAGACTGCGTAGGTCTATGGACTGTTGGCGTTGGGCATCTAATTGGGGATGGCAAAACTTTACCAGACGAATGGAACAAGACTTTCAGCATGGAGGAAGTGCATGAAATCCTTAAGACAGACCTTGCGAGATTTGAGGCAGGAGTTTCCCGATTATGTCCTACTGGGCTTACTCCTAGCCATTTTGATGCACTTGTTTCCTTTTCATTCAATCTAGGACTAGGTGGGCTTCAGCGGTCTAGTATTAGAATGAAACACAATCGCGGGGATTATGAAGGCGCTGCTGACGGTTTCCTGTTGTATACAAAAGCCGGTGGCAAAGTTTTTAAAGGTTTGGTAACGCGGCGTAATGATGAACGGGCGGTATACTTGTCTTAATTGTTCTTCTTTCGTTTTAATCTTGTTAGCTCGTCATCCCCACGTAACCACTCGTTGATGCAAGCAAGAAACACTCGTTCTATTTCCTCCGGCTCCGCACGTTGCATATGTTTTGCAAATGTAATTGTGTTGGACATTCTTATCATGTTGCGTAATTCTGCCAGTGTCATTTTTGTTTTAGCGGCGGCTCTCAGTTTGTCGCTCATCATTCCCCCTTTCTGATTTTGGCGGCGCTTGCAGCGCATCCATGACTAAATAAATTTTTAATAGTTGATACATCTACATTTTTCCATAAATTATCACACACCTTCGCGCACCGTTCACGCTCGTCGGCTACTCCTGCTGCATATGCTTTGTCGTAAAACACTCTTAGCACTGTTTCTGTGTCGCTCATTTTGTCCTCACCGGTAATCGCAGACAGCGGGTATGTCACTGTGTTTTTCGTGTCAATCATCATTCACCCTTCCTAATTGCTTCGGCGCACTTTTGCGCTATGTTCTCAACGCTATAAAATTCCTCGCACACCTTCGCGCACCGTTCACGCTCTTTTGCCACAGCCTCGGCAAGTTCAGCGACGGTTGTAAACTGGTCAACATTGCATAAATGTAATTGCTCTTTTGCCTCGGCAAGTTTGCGCTCAAGCTGTTCAATGCGGCTTTCCACGCGCACCCACTGGGGGTCGTAGGCCGCGCCTACGTCTGTTATCTTGTTCATCGCATCACCTCCGCACCATACGCTAATATCATTAATATAATAATCAATAATCCACTTACGCCAGCATCAAAAAAACCCTCGCGGTAGCAATGTTTGCAATGCGGTTGCCCCTGCCATTGCGGTTTTTTACCGTAGGCGTGATCCCAATCAATCATTTGTGAATCCTCCGATCTTTGACTTCAAGAAAAGACACGCTTTTTTTGGACAAGCAAGATACACATTTCCACAACCTCCGTTTGCCATTTGCAGATCGGACTAATTTGGAACCTTTCTCACGGCGGCATACCTGACAAACGGGGTTGACGGTCATTTTTTACCTTTTTTAGCTTTGCGTTTATACGCTTTCATGCGGTCTTTCAGACCGTCTGCCGATGTATGCGAGGCGGCATTGTTGTATTTAAACTTTTTGTCCGTTAATTTCACCACGGGATGTTATCCTCCATATCTTCGATTTTATTGCTTTTGGGTTTTGGCTTTGCCTCCTGTTTTTCTTCCTTAATCTTAAAAGCCCATGACTGCCAGGCGTTACCGTTTTTGTCCTGCTTTGTCCAACCACTCATCCAAAACTCATTTTCAGCATCACACTTTGAGCAGCAGATCAAAGCAGACCCAGTTACATTCGGATGATTTTCGGACTCTTTCTTTTGATTCTTAAAAGTTGATCCAGTGTTTTTACGAATCTCATAGGCCATTTAACTTCTCCAATAGTTGATCTGCTTCGTTTAGGAACTTGATTACTTCCGCTTCAATTTTCTTAATTTCTTTGTCATCACGATTAAAACGAATGACTAAAAGCTGCAATTTTTCGGGCAATTCTGGCCTAAAACTGATGAAATCACACCAGTTTTTCTCAGTACAAGCCAGTTGCCAAAGCATCTGCCGTTGATACTTAAGCGGGATTTTTTGCTCGATCTGGTATTGCAGGTGCGTAGCCATCTGAGGGCATTTGATCTCTACCAATCCCTCACCTACTAGACCGTCAGGACTGGCCCCTGCGCGATCTATTGTCGGGTGATAGACGAACCCTACCTGATCCACCAAAACGCTTCTGGTGACCTCATACGCGCTTCTGGCAAACGGTTCCTGCTCAGTTCCAAACTCCATTGCTGCGTTGGTAAAAGACCCCCCCTGCGGTTTATTCGTTAATAATTCTGCGACGATTTGAGCCATGTAATTCGTTCGCGCAGCAGTCTCTGGTTTAGCCATTACATCTACAATGCGAGAGGCTGTAACCATCCCGGCCCTAGCCGCCAACCACTCAGGAGTTCCCTGTTCTATATCAAGCGTTTTCATCAAGCATACCCTTTGCATATTCCCGCACAATATCCGAATCTTCCAGTTCTAGCCGTAACAGTTCTTCGACTGCTTTACGCTCTTTAACAATACGCTCTTTAAAAGACATAAGTTTAGTGCTGCTCATGGCTTCCACATATAATTCCGTCATGTAGCTAGGATCACGCTTTTCTAGCAGGAAATCGTAAAGGTCAAATTCCTTGCAATGCGGCTCAGAAGGCCATATGCCTTCATTCATTATTATGTCGATTACATCCTGCAAAGCGTAGCGCAGATCATCGGCATCCGGCCCTCGTTTAGCGTAAGGAAAGCACCGCTTGCAATCCTCCGAACCGCACATGCACTGTTCGTTCATGCTGCCTCCGGCGCGGTCAAAGAGTTTTTACGCTCGTTCTTGCACTTGATGATAGCTGCCATACCAACCGTGTTTTGCGCGTCTTGGGCAGTTTTGTAAACGGTCTGGTAAGCCTTTTGTAGATCAGGCAGGGTTTGGGCATCGAGCAGTGGTTGAAGATCGACTGCTTGAGGTTTGGCGGCTACAGCGGCGTTACCGTCGTCGTCAATGGGCGCGACTCCCAAAAGGCACAAGCTATAGCGACGGGCATATGTCAATGCGCTACCGTAGCCTTGAGCGTCCGATTTAGTCACTGGCACATTCAAAGTGCCGGTGCTGATCCACTGGCCCGATGCGTGCATCAAAATTGTTTCTACGCGCACCTCGTCAGGATGAGATTCCGTGGTCTGGATGTAGCTCAAATTGTTGTTAGCGAACGGCTGGCGCAATGCCTCTACCACGCTTGATAGGTCTGCATAGCGGCTTTTAAAAAACGGGTTGCTAGAGTCTTTGACCGCACCGGCAAGCTGTCCTTGTGCTTTGGACAGGGCGGTAGCAAGTTCGTTGATGAGTTCAGATTTCATACTTTCTCCAGTAAAAAAAGAACCGTGACAAAAAGCCAGAGCGAAATTAAAACGCCAATGGCAAGGATACAATCGAGAATTATTTGAATTGATTTCATGTTTTCTCCTATGTGGCCTACAGGATACCGGTGCGCCAGTGGTCTAGACCTTGATTATTAGCAAGCGACTCCACGCTTTCCGGTACCTGTAGGTCTTGTAAAACAACTGAGGTGATAATATAATCCTGTCAGTTTTACTTGTCAACAACAAATGAGGTAGCATGAAAACAAAGGACGTGGTGCAGTTCTACGGAGGGCGAAGGGCGGTAGCAGAAGCTCTTGGGTTAAGCACTCAAAGCGTATTCCAGTGGCGAGACAAAGTGCCTCTGGCTAGTGCTTACCGATTGCAGGTGATTACTGGCGGGAAACTGCTTGTTCAAATTTCAATGTATGGGAAGAAAAATGACCGGGCGGGGAAATGAATGAGCTGGCTCTTTTCGCAGGCGCATAGTAAAATGAAGTCATGGACACCAAACAATGTAGCAAGTGCGCGAAGGTTCTTCCGCACTCCGACTTTTATCAACGTGCTAGCGGCGCAACCCTTCACTCGGCCTGCAAGGTGTGCGAACGGGCAATGGCTAAGGATTGGTACGAGCGAAACCGCGACAGGGCAAAAAGCAATTACCAAGAGTGGCGTGCAAAGAACCCCGACGCGGTTAAGCAGTACCGGACAGACAACCGGCGCAAGGCATACCAGCAAGAGGTTCGCCGTAAGTACGGAGTTGACGCTGGTTGGTTCGATCAGCAAATACAGGCGCAACGCGGTATGTGTCTTGGCTGCGGTGTCGCATTCGCGTGGGGCGACAAGTTCACCACTCCGCACGTTGACCACTGCCACGATAGCCTCGCAGTGCGCGGACTGCTCTGCAACCGCTGCAACAGCGTCCTCGGCCTCTGCCAAGACAGCCCTGAGCTGCTTGCGAACCTCGCAAAGTACCTAAGGAAATGTCATGGCTCTTCAGTCAAGCGTTAGTGACGGCTTACGCGAACTCGCCCTCTTCGCCGGAGCTGGTGGAGGCATTCTCGGGGGAAAACTGCTCGGATGGCGAACCGTTTGTGCGGTCGAATGGGAACCCTATCCCGCAAGCGTATTGTGCGCCCGACAGAATGACAAAATTCTCGCGCCTTTCCCGATCTGGGATGACGTACGCACCTTTGACGGCAAGCCGTGGCGAGGAATTGTTGACGTTGTATCTGGCGGGTTTCCCTGTCAAGAC